CGATTAGTTTAAAATAAAAATGTGTAATTATGAGGTTTTATCAATAAATTTCATAACATTATTTAATGCCGTTTTTGCTTCATTTAACTGAGCAAGTTTAGATAAGGCTTCGTGTGGTTTACTAGGATCAACATTTAATGAAGCGCCTAACATTAAGTTATTTACTAAGTCGTCTAAATTTAATATTACAGTTTCATAATCAGAGCGATATTTGCTTATTAAATACTTATCTTGTTGCTTAATTGTTTCAGCCTTTAAGGTTGCACCATATGAGGCTGCACTGCCTGCAATTCCATTTAATTGTGAGTTTCCTGATGCATCAGTCATTCCTTCCCTTGCGCTAAAATTTAAATTTCTAAATAAAATGTATGCGATAAAACAAATAGCTACAAAAATAAATAGATTAATTAATTCTTTTTTCATTATATACTATGTATATTTATTTTTTCAATAAATACTTTGCAATATTTGCTATGCTTGTTTTATTTATTTTTCTTGTTTGTCCCTTAGCATTTGTATAAGATATGTCTTTTAAACATTCATTATTTTCTTCCACTTGTTTTATCAACTCAGGTAAAGTTTTAAATTTATCCATTATTGCCAAAGCTGTAACTGAACTTATTCCAGGAATTTGACACAACATAATCTCTCCAATATTATCAGGTGTAATATTTTCTTTCTTGACTTTTTTAATGACATTTACATAATCTTTTTCAGACGGTTCTATATTAGCATTTTGTGTTTCTTGTATGTCGCCGCCTGCTTGTTGAATATTTATTTCCATTTCAACAGTCGTAGTATAATTTGTTAAATTTTGGTAAAACCCTTTTTTTCCACTTGACACACTTTTTCCTAATTTATAAGCCATATTGCAAATCATTAATGCAGTCTCCTCCATCGTAAATGTTCTGAAAACAGAAAACCCTTTAAAATAATTTAGAGAGAACATTGCTGAATAAGCTGTTAACTTTTCTGTTTTGGTATCAGTTTTGAAACGATTGCTCGTTTTATTAACATCACCTTCAATTAAATAAATAATATTATGATTGTGATGATTTAAGCCATTTAATCTATAAGATTGTTCATCGTATCGACCATCCTTAATACTCGCTAAAAGGTCGGTAATTGTTTTTCTCTCAATTATAAGTTTATCTTCTTTTTCGTCTGCAATAATAAAGTCTCCGAGAGGTAATTTTTCTGTAACAATTTTTATTTGTTTAAAAATAGGTATAAATAATACAAGTTGTTTAATTTTTGCTAAAAGCTCATTCTCCCTGTTGTCGACCTTAATTATCATTAGTATTAAATAATTTAATAATATCTTATTAAATCATTTTAAAATATAAATATTTTATCCAAAATTTCAAAAAATAAATTACTAACTTTAACCCATATTTCCACCAATGGTAGCACGGTAGCCATACTTTTGGGTTTGAATAGTTGTGTTGGGAACACAAAATAGAGGAACAGTTTGAGGAGCTCTTAATAAGAAAGGTTGACTTGACATAAACCAACCAACGCGAGGGGCAAGACCTGCCTTTTTCATGCCTCCACAAGTATTTGTTCTGTTTACGATTGACGATTGATTGCGAGCTGATTTTCCTGCGGACATTAAAACACCCATATTATATACTACATAAATATTTTATTTTTTTATTAAAGCTTAAATTAATCTAAATATTTAAATAAAAAGCCTCCAGCAGTTTTTTGTTAATTTTTTAATGCCCCTAAAATATTTGTATTGCTAATATTCAATATATAGTAAAATGTATTAAATAGATAAATATATATTATATTATATTATACAAATGACCGAAGTCAAAATAGCACACGATGACGATATTATTAGAACAGAAGAGGGATTAATATTTAATCCATATAATCATTTAAATGTAAAGATTACATTGTGCGAAGTACAATCTATTCTTTCTAAATATAATATACCACCTACAGTCCATAATATGGCACTTTATGAGAGAGCTTTTGTTCACGAATCTTACACTAAACGACCTCAATATGAAAATGCTATTCAAAACATTACTATAGTTGAAAAGCCACAAGATTGTATGCCACTTAGTACCAAATCTAATCAACGTCTTGAGTTTTTAGGTGACGGCGTTCTGGAGTGTATCACTAAATATTTGCTTTATAGACGGTTTCCTAAAGAAAATGAAGGATTTATGACAGAAAAAAAAATTGCTATTGTGAAAAACGAAGCTATCGGAAAAATAGCACTTGAAATGGGATTGCATAAATGGTTAATCTTATCTAAACACGCAGAGGAGAAAAAAGTCCGCACTAACTTGAAAAAACTCGGTTGTTTATTTGAATCATTTATAGGTGCACTTTTTTTAGATTTTAATAAAATAACAGTTAAAGATGAGGAAAAATGGTTTCAATCTATGTTTGTTACTGGTCCTGGATTTCAAATGGCTCAAAAGTTTATAGAAAATGTATTTGAAAAGCATATTGATTGGACAGCTCTTATTCAAAACGATGATAATTATAAAAATATACTTCAAGTTAAAATTCAAAAGGAGTTTAAAGTTACGCCTCATTATTTGGAAATAGAACACGATGCCGAATTTGGATATAAAATGGGTGTTTTCTTATGTTTAGGTCAACAAATTTATAACTTAACATATAATGATGCTGTAGATATTTCATTTTTTCAAAATTTTAAGGCAATTCAAGAATACGTTTCTGAAACTGGTAAGGCATTCATATTTATGGGCGAAGGTCAACATAAAATTAAACGCAAGGCTGAGCAAATAGCTTGTAATGAAGCATTAAAATATTTTGGGGCAAATGTAGATGAAACTGTTTAGATTTATTTTGAGTTATAATTTTAAAGTTTTATATTTTAAGACGTTTGATTACCACCAAAATAGATTTTTATATTTCATTTGTTTATAATATAAAATTTATATATTGAAAATATATAAGTAATGAATCCTTTAGACAAACTAAAACAAAAATTAATGGTTAAACCAACAATTAAAGAAAGAGAACGAGTTGTCGTTGTAATTAAAGGAGAAAACCCCAATATAAAACCAAAAGTTGCTAAAAAAAAACACGCAATTGAAGAACTTGATGAAGAACTTGATGAAGAACTTGTTAAAGACGAATCAGAGAGAAAAATGCCAGTAACAACAGGTAAGTTTCCAATTATTGTTGATGAAACACATAAGGGTTTTGACCGTATAACTCTTCTTAAAAAATTAAAAGAAAGTAAAATGTCTAAGGTTACTATTAAACATGTTCTAGAAAAGCCTCAGGAAAAGGAAGTTGAACCTATTCCTTTACCTACTCTAGTAAAAAAGGCAAAAAAAATAAAAGTAGGCAAACCTCTTTTAATTGAATCTGAAGAAGGTCTTGAAGAATCATCTGAAGAGTTTATTCTTCCACCTAAAAAGAAGATTGCGTTTGTTGAAGAAAAAGAAGAAGAACAAGTTATACCAGAACAAGTTATACCAATAAAGGTTCCTGAGAAAAAACAAAGAATAACAAAAAAACTGGAAAAAGGTATAGCTATATTAGGCCCTGAAACTATTGTCAAAATTGGTGATACTGATTTAACTAGACGTCTTCCTAAAAAAACTCCTCCAATTTTAATCAAGGTTTCTAATTACTATATGAATAATAGAGAGATTTTCATAAATTTTATCAACTCTTTGTTTGAACCTTATCGCATTGAATTACAAAATGATACTGAAGGCATTTCTTGTGACAATATTGGTAAAACAAATACAGATTTCTCTCTATTAACTCATCAAAAGATAGTTAGAGACTATATGAATCTTTATACTCCTTACCGTGGATTACTTTTATATCACGGTCTTGGTTCAGGAAAAACTTGCACATCTATTGCAATTGCTGAAGGAATGAAAGAGTCTAAGTGTATTATTATTATGACTCCAGCTTCATTACAAGCAAATTATAGAGAAGAACTTAAAAAATGCGGTGACTTATTGTATAAAAAAAATCAATATTGGGAATGGATTGATACCAATGAAAATCCAGAAGCGTTAAACCCTATTTCCGCAATTTTAAACTTACCTAGAGAATATATTGAAAGACATAACGGTGCGTGGTTTGTTAATGTTAAAAAGAAGTCAAATTATGATTTACTTAGCGATATACAAAAAAGAACATTAGAAGAACAACTAAATGAAATGATAAGACAGAAATATAGATTTATTAACTACAATGGTTTACGTTCTCAACGTTTAAACGAAATGACTTCTGGATATACTAAAAATATATTTGATAATTCTGTAGTTGTTATTGATGAAGCACATAATTTTATTAGTAGAATAGTAAATAAGATAAAAAAAGAAAAACCTGTATCTGGTGAGGAAAAAAGGAAAAAGAAAAAAGAAGGTAATGAAACAAAAGAAGAGGATAAAACAAAAGAAGATATTTTTGGAGAAGAAATACCGTTAAATCTAGCAACAAAGTTGTATTACATGTTACTAAAAGCTCAAAATGCCAGAATTATTTTATTATCTGGAACTCCAGTTATAAATTACCCTAATGAATTTGCAATACTTTTTAATATTTTAAGAGGATATATTAAGACTTGGAGAATACCTCTTAATGTTCAAACTTCAAAAAAAATAGATAAACAATCACTTCAAGAAATTTTAATTGGAATTAAAGGTTTAGATTATTTAGATTACTCACCATCTAGTAAAATTTTAACTATTACTAAAAATCCTTTTGGATTTAGAAATAAAGTTGGAAGAGAATCTGGATACCAAGGCGTTCAAACTAATTATGTTAATAATTCTGATTTTAATCCAAGTATAATGGATACAAAAGAAAACAAAAAGAAAGCCGATTGTAAAAAAGAACAGCTTAAATCAATCAATGATTCGGAATATATTTTTTCAGATGATGAGTTTGAAAGAAAAATTATTAGTACTTTAAGAAGAAATGACGTTGAAATAATTCCTGATGGCATTCAAGTTAAAAATATGAAAGCATTACCAGATACAGTTGACTTGTTTGAAAGTCAATATATTGACTTTGAAACTAAAAAAATTAAAAATATTGATTCATTAAAAAGACGTATTATAGGATTATCATCTTATTTCAGAAGTGCGCAAGAAAATTTGTTACCAAGATATAACAAACAGTTAGGTGTAGATTATCATATTATTAGAATACCAATGAGCGATTATCAATTTAAAATATATGAGTCTGCAAGAAAAGAAGAGAGAAAATCTGAAAAAACTAAGAAAAAAGAAACTATGGGAAATTTATTAAAAGAGTCTACTTCAACATATCGTATTTTTTCTCGTCTTTTTTGTAATTATGTTATGCCAGAAAGACCCATTCCTGAGAGAAAATCAAAAAAAGAAGGAGAAGAAAAAGAAGAGGGAGAAGAAGGAGAAGAGGGAGAAGGTAACCTAGCTTTATTATTAAAAGATGCTGAAAAAAGCGCAGCTAAACAAGACTTAACAAATGACCAAGAAGCTGAGGTTGAAGGTGATGAAATTCTCGATGAAATTGGAGGAACTGATTACAAAATAAGATTAGATAGAGCAATACAAAATATTGTAGATAACTCAAATGACTTTTTAACACCAGAAGCACTCCAAATATACAGTCCTAAGTTTTTAAATATTCTTGAAAATATAAAAGATCCTGATTATCAAGGTTTGCATTTAGTTTACAGTCAATTTAGAACTGCTGAGGGAATTGGGTTGTTATGTAAAGTTTTAGATAAAAATGGTTTTGCAAGATTTAAAATTAAAAAAAATACATCTGGAATTTGGGAAGTTGACATTAGTGAAGTTGATGAAGGAAAACCTACTTACGCATTATATACTGGAACTGAAACTACAGAAGAAAAAGAAATTGTAAGACATATTTATAACGGAGAATGGGACCAAATACCGGACAGCATTAGTAACGAATTAAAAAGGAAATATCGTAATAATAATATGGGTGAAGTAATCAAGATTTTTATGATTACGTCATCCGGTTCAGAAGGTATCAACTTAAAAAATACTAGATATGTTCATATTATGGAACCTTATTGGCACCCAGTTCGTTCAGAACAAGTTATTGGTCGCGCTAGACGTATTTGCAGTCATAAAGATTTACCAAAAGCTCTCCAAACAGTAGAAGTATTTGTATATTTAATGATTTTCTCTCCAGAACAATTAAAGTCTGATGAAGCTATAGAATTAAAAAGAAAAGATTTGAGCAAGGCTATTCCTAAATTACCTCAAACCAGCGACCAATATTTGTATGAAATTTCTGAAATTAAGGCTAACTTAACTGCACAACTTACTGATGCAATTAAAGAATCATCGTTTGATTGCTATATTTATTCTAATGGAAAATGCGTTAACTTTGGCGACCCTACAAATAACAAATTTTCATATGTACCCGATTATTCTGAACAACAAAATGATACTACTGTTCAAGCTAATAAGGTGGCGCTTGAATGGGTTGGTAAAAAAATTGAACTAAATGGTGTTACATATGTGTATCGTAGAGTTAATAAAAATTTACTTAACATTTATGACTTTGCTAGTTATGAAGCTGCATTAGAAGACCCTATAAATGTTCCATTACAAATAGGAACATTAACAACAAATGAAAGAGGAGAACAAGTTTTCGAGCAGTTAGTAACAAAGTGAAATCACTGTTTCGATTATTGTTTTATTATCTTCAGATAATTCATTGTAAGTAATAATTCCTTGAGATACGCTTATAATTGATTTATTATGGTAAATTTCAACTTTATTTATGATGCTTTTTAATAATTTTGCTAACTTTTTTTCTTTGAATATAACATATCTTAACGCAAACCTATTAAATTTTTTTTTTAAATTATAATTTTGACTCATAGAATTGCTCTCCACAATATAAATAACATTTAATAAAAGAAAAAAAATAACTATATTCATTATATAAATATAGTCATTTATTTATTATATTTAACTATATTCATTAATAAGTTAAAAGTATAATAAAAAACTAACGTACATTTTATTGTATTTTTGTTAAGCTTTTTAAAAAATCTTGTATTTTTGACATTTCTTTTTGCATTTCACTTAAACGTTTTGTTAAAGCTATTATATTTTTTTGTGTGTCTTCATTGTTATCTTGTTTTGGCTCTATTTGTTTTAACTTTTTAAATATATTTTGTTCAATTAAACTATCATTATTTATAATTTCATTTTCTTCAAATTCTTTTATTACATTTTCGCCCCACGTCACGCTTCTTTTTGGTTCAAATGTATTAAAACTAATTTCTTCGTTTTCTATTTTTAAATATTTTAGTTTGCTATTTGTATTTGTAACAGATATGTTTGGATTTTCTTGTTTTAAAGGATTTTGTAATTTTTCATTTTTAATTGATGTTTCTTGTGGTTTTAACCAATTATCATCTTGCGTTTGTGAATTAAACACTCTATTTATTTGTTCAACCTCATAATTACGTTGAGCTGTCATTTCTTTAATTATTTTTTCCATTTCTGTTATAGGTTTTTCTTCAAGTTTATCATTAAAATCAGGAAGAGGTGGAACTTTTAATGTCATTGCGTTTGTAAACTCTTCTTGATGTCTAGATAAATCTTTATCAAACTGACTTTTTCTGTCATTTTGGATTTCTTCATATGTAATTAAATTTTTTTGATTAGTAGGAGATACTTCTTCAAGAATTGTAATTTTACTTGGTTTTTGTGGATAATTATTTTTAATAAAGGTTAACATTAAAAGAATATATTTTTTATTTAACTCAATTAAAGTATTGGATTTTAATATTTCGTTGTCATAAAAACCCTTTAAATTATTCGTAAAAACTTTTGAAATATTCAACTGCACATCTCTAGACAAAAACTTAAATATATCTTCATCACTTATTACGTCCCAAATCATAGAAATATTTTGTTTTGTTAAAAAATTTGAAATGTTCATAGATATAAATACGTTTAATTTATATTTATGTAATTATACGAAAAATAATATAAATTAAAGTGAATCATTAAAGTATATATGTCTAAATTTATTCATATATGAGTCTTTTAAAATATGGGTTTTTAAATAGTGTTCTGTCATTTTATCTTCAAGCATATGAACAATAAAATATAAAGAATAAATGCCACATTCAGTGTTTCCATATTGATGTTCAATTCCTTCGTTACTATTAGATTTAAATACAATTTTTTGTTTTAAGTTTAACCCTTGCTCTTTTATTCTGTCAATAAGAGCTTGTATTTGAGGAAGAGGGGTGTCGCCAGTACTATCAAAAAAGAATATTGTTTTCTTTTTTATGTTAATAAACATTGATATCCAATGTTGACCAGGCTTGTTATGTGGGTCTGTGTTAAATATAATTCCTATTTTGGTTTTACCATTTTTGATTTGGTCTTTTAAACTAAAATTACATAGTTCGTCCCACACACATTCACCATACAATTTTCTAGTATCAAAGTCAATTGGTGACGGTCCAATAAAATCAAAACATTTATAAGCTTTTTCATACTGTCTCATAACTTTAATAATATCTTCACTAGAAAGCCACTCGTTTGGATTTTTTTTCCATTCAGGTGGAGATTCTGGAGCAAAAGAATCCGCCATATCGCTGCTGACAGGTCCAAATTCGGCTTTTTGTTTTAACCAACACGACTCTTTATTACATACACTGCTAAGCTTTTCAGTTAATAAACTGTGAATTTCTTTTGACGTATTTGAGCGAATTTTAACATCAGGATGTCTAGCATTCCATAAGTCTCTTAATTTATATAATGATTCGTTTGTATAACAAGTAAAATTATTCATTACATCTTTTGGCTTTGGACTACAATTTATTTTTTTTAAATTTAATGTTTTATTTTTTAATGACTTGCCGCCTCTAACCATTTTATTTTTAATTTTCTTTTTGAGTGTTGACGCACGAATCAATTTTATTTTTCCTGTCATTGTCTTCATATAAATTATTTATATTATTCTTTTTTAATCCTTTTATTTTTAAAATAGGGTCTTTTAAGTTTATTTCTTTTTGTTTTGGTAATATTATTTCATTATTTTTTTTAACTAATGTTTTTTTTACATATTTATCTAAAGTAGGAATATCTGTTTTAATTGAACGCATTAGAAGTTTATCTGCTTCAACATTTCTTGTCATATTTAAAGATAAGTCTTGTGTAAAATCTACACAGCTATGTTCTAAATTTTCTATATCATTATATTCCGATTGTATTATATCATTTTTGTCTATTATCTTAAAATAGTGTATTGTAGAATTCAAAAATGTGTCATACGCATATTTTACGTCCGGCAACAAATCTTTTGGGGGGTTGCTTGATATAATTTCTTTAAATAAGTTAAAAATTCGTTTTCGATAAAATTTTATATCCTCTTTATTTAATTGTTTTGATTTTTCACTTCTTACGTGTTTACTAAACATCTGTTTATTTAATAAACAATTTAAAGTTACTTGGTTTACAAAAAAAGCTTCTGACATTATAATATTTTATATTAAGATAAATATTATATTATTTATTTGCATTGAGGGGTTAAATCTTTTACTTGAGTTCTAGTACTATTCATAAACATATTATAACCAATCGACTTATCATTTGGGTTTGGATTAAAACTTAAAAAATTATTTTCAGTAAATAATAAATCATGAGGGTTTGGTTGTGTTTTTGTTTTAAAAGCATAATTGTATAAATCACTATTGCTATTTGGAACATAAACAGCTTGACTGCACTTTTGCAGAGCATATATTTGATTTCTTAAAATAGATTCTGTATTTACATTTGATGCAAAACCAGACCATGGCGATTGAGTATTTCCTGGATTAAATGTAGAGTGTACATTATAACTAGGCATTTGGTTTAGTTTTACATTTGTTTGTTTTCTTGGGTCTACAATTGGTAAATACGAATATTTTGTCATAACAGGACGAACATCTAAATAAGGTTGCAACATTTGAGAAGGAATATTTCTATCATAAATTCTCTTATTTGTTTGTTCTTGCATTTTTGAATTGCAAATAGAACTTTCAGCATATTGACTATCCATTGATATAAATATATATTATTATTTTTTAAAAAGTATAAAGATTACAATATATATTATATATTAATTATGTGCGGCATTTTTGCTCTTTTAAATCATAAAAACATCTCTCCTATGGAAATTAATAATGAATTTATGAAAGGAAAAAAACGAGGTCCTGAGTTTTCTAAATTAGAAACTAATTATTTAAAAATGGTTCTTGGTTTTCATAGATTAGCCATTAATGGATTAAATCCTGAATCCAACCAACCAATAGTTATTGACAATATTGTATTAATATGTAATGGTGAAATTTACAACTATAAATCTTTATATGAATATATGGGTGTAACGCCTGTAACAGGTTCTGATTGCGAAGTTATTATTTATTTATACCTTAAATATGGAATTGAACAAACTCTCACTATGTTAGATGGCGTTTTTGCTTTTATTTTGTATGATAATCGAATTACGGATGACTTAAACAATCAAATATATGTAGCTCGTGACCCATTAGGAGTTAGGCCATTATACTACTTGAAAAATAACAAATATAATTATAACTTACATAATTTGATTGGCTTTGCTTCGGAGTTAAAATGTCTTGAAAAATTTTATAACAATAATAAATATAATTGCTCTATTCAACAATTTACCCCTGGAACTTATAGCGTTTTTAATTTGTCTAATAAAGTACAATCAAGTTGGGAACCTTTAAAAGAAAATATTCCTTATTATTTACCTGTTTTTTCTTTTTATCAAGAAATACCAGAATGGAATAAAGATGATGTTTCTACACAACAAACTATTTATAATTCATTTTCTCATTTTATATCTGTTGGCTTGCGTTATGCAGTTGATAAAAGGTGCTTAACTACTGAAAGACCTATTGCTTGTTTACTATCTGGTGGTCTTGATAGCAGTTTAATTTCCGCATTAGTTTCTGACTATTATAGAATTAATAATGTAGATAAACCACTCGAAACTTACAGCATTGGTTTGCAAGAATCAGAAGACTTAAAATATGCTCGTATTGTTGCAGATTGGATTGGTAGTAAACATACTGAAATTATTGTTACTGAAAATGAAATGTTTGATGCGATTCCTGAGGTTATTCAAGCTATTGAAAGTTATGATACAACAACTGTAAGAGCAAGCATTGGAAATTATCTTTTGGGAAAATATATTGCAGCAAATTCTGAAGCTAAAGTAATTTTTAATGGTGACGGTTCTGATGAGTTACTAGGAGGTTATCTTTATATGGATAAATGTCCAGACGACATTGAATTTGATAAGGAAACAAGAAGACTTCTTAAGGATATTTATTTATTTGATGTTTTGCGTTCAGATAAATCCATTTCTTCAAATGGTCTTGAACCACGTACACCATTTTTAGACCGCAATTTTGTAAATCTAGTATTATCTTTTCCACCATATTATAGAAATCATAAAAATTTTGATTTTCCTGAAAAAAATCTTTTGAGACAAGGATTTAAATATAATAATTCTATAAGTTATGACGAATTAAGAGGAAAACAAATATTACCTGACATAATTTTATATAGAAAAAAAGAAGCGTTTAGCGATGGGGTTAGCTCTCAAGGACGCTCATTATACGTGATACTTCAAGAATTTATATCGTTTCATTTAAATATTAAGGAAACAACAGATAAATATATTCCTTGCATCGAAACAGAAAAATATTACTATAAAAAAATATTTGATAGTTTTTATCCAAACTGTTCAAAAATTTTGCCATATTTTTGGATGCCTAAGTATACAAATGCCAAAGACCCAAGCGCAAGAACCCTCACTTTTTATTCTGAAAACGATGCGTAAATTTTTGTCTAACAATAATATAAATGTTCAATGAAAAATTAAATTCTATTCAAGAGAGATTTTTTAACACATTTATTATTCTTTCATATGCTTTAATTTTTATTTCATTTTTTGGATTATCAGTTTCTGCACATAAATATCTAGAAAGTTTAAATTATTACGTTAGAATTTATATTTGCTTATTCTTAATTTGGCGTTTTAACCCTTTTAGAAAAGTTTATAAATTTACGGATTTAGACAGCAAAATAGCGTTTAGTGCTGGATTGCTTATACTAACAACCACAGTGCTAAACCAATACTTAATTGATGTAAAAAATAAGGTGCAAAAAATTGTTACGTCCAATCAATAGAAATTGTAATAGTCGGAAAAGCTAAACCGTCTGAAATAATATAGACAATACTATCAGGAAATATTCTTTTTAAGTCATCTAATATTTGACTTTTAACCCATTCATCATTATAAAAATTAAATAAAACATTAGTATGTTTAAAAATTACATATTTTTTACCTTCTTTAGCTTTAGAAATAACTAATTGTTTTAAATTTTTTACTATATTTTCGATGCATTGGTTTTGTTGAATAATAACTTCTTCTTCATATAATTTTTTTAAATCATCTTTTTTAAAAACAGTCATTGTTTTATATTCGTATTTATTTTTAAATACTTTTAATTACTTTTTTAATAAATTTTAATTAGTTTTTATTATTTCTTTTGGTTTTATTTTTAAAAGAACGTCTGCTTATAGTTTTTGTTTTATTTTTGTTAAAAAAATCCTGCAAATGAGTAATTATTTGTTTACCAAGTATTTTGTCAATCTCTAATTCTTTTAATTCTTTTTCTATAACACTGTATTTGTATCGTTTAATTTCACTTAACATAGTTTCATTAAAATCACTATCATTTCCAATAATTTTTTTACCAATTTCACTTTCTTTAAATTTCATTAGCATATATTCAAACTTCAAATCATAGTAATATGGCTTAATATTTATATAGTATATGTTGTCATTTGCCATTTCAGGATAAAAGCTATCGTCTATAAAACATATCTCAGCGTTTTCCGGAATTTTTGTGCATTTTATAAAATCTTTGTGACTTTTATTATGTGATGTTCTATAAATTTCTACACGTTTTCCATTTACTTTGAAAGCTGCAACTATTTGGTCTATCAATTTAAATTTTATTTTATTTTCAAAATATGAAATTATATAGTTAGACCATTCAATCGGTCCTTGGTTGTTTGTGTATATCATCATTTTATGGCAACATTTTGATTGTTTTTTATTTTTTAAATAAATTAAAATATTAATAATATTTGGTCTAATAAATTCAGGAAATAAATCTAAAATACTATCAAAATCTTCTTGAGTTAATTCTTTTTTATTTTTTATTTGTATAAATTTATTAAGACTATCCCAAAAAATTCCATATTCAGTAAAATAACCTAATGTTTCATCTAAATCAAAAACTACTATTTTCATTACTAATATATATTTAGTTTTTAGATTTTAAAAAATATATAAATATTTATTATTTTTATATTTCAATATTATAAGAATCAATGTCTGAATTAACTAATAATGATTATAAACAAATTTTAGAATATTATAACAAACCAATCCCTAAATCTACACGATTATTAAAAAATAACGCTCAACAAATATTAGCAGAAAAACTATGTAGATGTATTAAAAAAATAGAACCTGAAAATGAAGCTCGTTCAATTGGAATATGTACTAAAACTATTTTTAATCGTAAGGGTTATACTAGAGGCAAATTTAAATGTAGAGGAAAAAGAGCTGTTACAGTAAAAAAAACAATTAAAAATCGTAACTAGATATTTAAATTTCTATTATTATATTATAATGTCTTATTATGATATAATTATTATTGGTAGTGGAATTTCAGGTTTATATAGTGCTTATAATATTTAAAAAAACTATCCAACTACTACATTTTTAATTCTTGAAAAGTATAAAAAACAATGGATAGGTGGTCGTACAAGCAATGATACATTTTACGAAACAGAAATTGTTACTGGGGCTGGAATTGGAAGAAAAATAAAAGACAAAATGCTTTTTAACTAAAAATATTATAGTAAAAGGAGTTTAAACAATTATTTTTTTATAATGAAATAACTCAAAATCTTCAAAAAACAGTTCATTTATTTTTTGAATTGTTTTTTTTTCAAATACTATATTTTCAGCTCCTGATTTATTTGAAACATTTTCTTTTTTTGGAACATGCAAAATTTTATCAAAACCTATTTCATTTAATATAATTTGAAAATCGTCTTCTAAACTTTCAAATTTGCCGATTAAATCTACACCACAACTACCATCTATGTCTTTTATTTGATTAAATTGTGTCATAAATATGTGACCAAATTCTATGTCAGAAACATAATATTTATTTTTACATAAGTAACTATAAAAGACAGAGTTAAGATTTAAAATAATGTCGCAGTGTTTCCAACCTGACAAAGTTCTTGAATAAGGATTTCTAATAAAACAAAATTTTTTGTATATTTTCCATTTATTTTCATCCATGTTCATTTTAATATTTAAAAAACTACTACTTTTGCTGTAAGCTAACATTCCTACTAGCTTATTAAAAAATGAGTTATCATATTTTGGATTTCCAGTTTTTACATTTTTAAAACAACTCGTCTTACAAAATGAGTGATGGTCTGGTCGGCGTTTGTTTATTAATGGTAAATAACTTTTAAACCCATAATACTTTACTAGAGTTGGACCAATATAAGTGCCTCCTGTTTTTGGAATATGAATAAATATTGCTTGTTTATCGTGATTAATATATATCATTATCTAATTTAAAGTATTTTATTTTTTTATGTATTTTTCGTTATAACCAATTATCTTAACTAAATATGTATTATTCTCTCTGCGTTTAATTTCAGATTGGTCTATTATATTTGATTTGTCTAAAGTAACATACTTCGGGTTAAAAACAATTAAATTATTTCTTAACATATTTTTTAGAAATAATTTAATTTTACATAATTTAACATTTTTAATGATAATTAATATTTGAATACACTATTATAACGCTCTTTGTTGTCTAATTTTGTTCTCTTTCCTAAAAAATCAAAATATTTTTTTGATATGATATATTGTTCAGGTTTTTTATTTTTCAATACTTCTAAACGTACTTTCATAATCATACCTACTTGCCAAATACGTTTATGTGTATACTTTCTCTCTTTATACAATTTTTCAAGTTTATTAATTGTATTTTTAACATCTTCTGTTGTTGTATATTTAATATGAATTGTGTCTTTTGGGTTTTTATCTATGTACACATCAAACGACTTTTTAGGATTGTTTGGGTTGTATAAAAATATTTTTTTTGTTTTAGATTTTTTTGTTTTTTTTTGATTATTTATTTTTTTTATTGTTTTCATAATATAATTATAGAAATAAAGTAAATAAATAAACTCATTTTGCTAAATGGTCTAAAGCAGATAATAAAACTTGTTCTTGGGTTGTTAGCTTTTGAAATATCAAATTTTTATCCATTTCAATTTTAAAATGTTTCGATTTAAAACCATAATTTTTACATATACAACTAACGCCATTATCTGTTATTTTAAGTTCACAAAATATTGCGCCTTTTGTTAAGTAAATATTATTTGGGTCTTCTATTGGTAACCAGCGAATATAAGTGCCATATTTTAAATCATTCATTTCATCAACATACTTGTATTCATTTAACTTACTTAACAACTCCAATGTATCTTTTTTAGAGAGATGAAGTTCCTTTAAAATTTTTAAATTCATTTCTCTTATTTTTTCGGTTGTAAAATTTAATAAATTTTCATTAGATTCATCATCCAATGCTTTTAATAGTTTATTAATATCCATATGATAATATATAAGTTATAATATCATATTTTTATTAAGTTTAATATTTAATATAACATTTTACCAAGAACTACCAAAACCACCGCCTAAAACTGAATTTGCAGCCATTGGTTCCATTGGTCCCATACTTTCTGTTTGTCCAGGACTAGCTGCGCCTACTAATGGTGTATTATCTTGTTTGTACATTGCGTTATAATTTGGAAGCTGTTGTGGCTGCATTGTTGCGTCATTTCCATATTGAATATCATTTGTTGGTAAAGAACTAATGGCTGTTCCATCAGTGTATAATGATTGGTTCATTGCAGCATTATTCATCATTTGGCCTGAAATTGGCTGAGATACCTTTACAGCTCCATTTTTACCCTTTGCATTTTTCTTTTTATTCTGCGTGCCATTCCATAAATCCATTATACGTTCTACTAAAATATTTACTTTTTCTCCAAGCTTAGTTTGTAAACTCATTGTTATCATTAAAATTGCTAAAATATTGAAAATAATACTAAAATCTGGGTATTTTGTTTTACTATATGTTGGAATAAATGTAATTATTCTATGAATAATCAATAATCCTATAAATGTAACAAGAATTTGAATAACTATTTCAGCGCTCATTTCTAAACTACTTTTTTTATCATCTGATTCAGGTACATATTTTCCTATAGTTTTATTTAGAATAACAATTGGTATAACAGCTATTAAAGCATACTGAATAATATTTAATAATTCGGTTTTTGAATCATCGTCAAAATTAAAAACATGTTTAAAGAAACCTTTATTTGATTCATCTGAACTCTCCATATATTCTATAGGGTATAATTAGAAATTAAAATACAGAAAGTTGTCTATAAACTAAAGTATTTAAAGATATTCTAAATATTTTAAAATGGAACATATGGCTGAAGATTATACTAGAGGAATTGCTAGAATTTATATACTTAATAAGGAAGAAGAAAAATTTAAACAAAAACAGGAGGAAAATGAAAAATATAATGCAGCTAATGTTAGGAAGTTTCAACACGAAGAATATCAATATCTAAATCTTATTGAAAATATTATTGAAAATGGTTTTTGGGAAGAAGGCAGAAATGGTAAAACTAAAAGTATATTTGGGTCATCTATGCGTTTCACTCTAAAGGATGGAAATATTCCTATTTTAACAACCAAAAAAACCGCTTGGAAAACTTGTTTAAAAGAGCTATTATGGTTTATTCGTGGCGAAACAGATAACAAAATATTGAAAGAACAAGGAGTTCATATTTGGGATGCAAATGGTTCGAGAGAATTTCTAGATTCAAGAGGATTAATTGACTATGAAGTAGATGAATTAGGACCTATTTATGGATATCAATGGCGTCATTTTAACGCACCTTATGATATAACTAGAGGGAAGGCAGAATCTTCTGAAAAATCGGTCGACCAATTACAGGAAATTATTGACCAACTTAAAAATCCAGAAACAAGAACTAGTAGGCGATTAATAATGACAGCTTGGAATCCTTGCCAACTCAATGAAATGGCCTTACCACCTTGCCACATACTTTGTCAGTTTAATGTACATAATGGCAACCAATTGTCGTGTTCTCTTTATCAGAGGTCAAACGACGAATGCTGTGGGACGACGTTTAATATAGCATCATATAGTTTCCTAACTCATTTACTAGCAAAACATTGTGGTCTAGAAGCTTATGAGTTTGTTTATTTTAAAGGAAATTGTCATATTTATGAAGACCATATTGAAGGAGCAAAAACACAAATTACAAGAGAACCTTATCCTTTCCCAACAGTTTCAATTAAACAAGTTAGAGAGAATATTAATGATTATCAAGTTGAAGATTTTGAACTTCACAATTACCAACATCATCCTCACATAAAATTTCAGATGGTTGTTTAAATATTTCTTCAATATATTTATAACCATTAAATTTAGGATTTTTTGATTTAAGACGCCATAGTATAGTCGGAGTTGGTTTATTGAGTTGTCTTGCGGCTTCAGTAATTGATATGTAATTATTCCCATCAATTGAAATTTTTATAGTATTTGGAGGAAGTCTACCTTTATTTTTTTCTTTAATTTGTTGTATTGTTTCTTCTGAATGATGTTTACCAAAAAATGGATTTTTTTCTCCAATTTTTAATTTTGCGTTTTTTGACATTTTTTCTCGTATTTCTTCAGACAACTTTTTACCTTTGCAATAAGAGTTTCCTTTATGCATTTCTGAAAATTTTTTCCTTACTTCTTCTGTATGTGTTTTACCATACATTCCATTTTTTTCACCGCATTTTCCAAATTTTTCCTTTCTTTCTTCTAAACTCATTTTAATAATAGTATCAGTGTGTGATTTTAAAAATTTTTCTCTAATTATTTTCTTATCTGGGTGATTTGTCATTAAATCACCCCCACTATTATTATAATTTAAATTATACAATTTGTCACGGATACTTAAATCAGTTAAATATTTTAATTCAATTTCTTTAGCTTCTTCTTCTTTATCACATATATGAATTATATCATATATAAATTTATCTTTACCATCTAAATTGTAAGCTCTTTGTAAAAATATATTGTCGTGGCAATTTTGTTTAAGTTTACTACGATGAACGCAAAATCTCCTATCAATATTAGTTGAATATCCTATATAATATCTTCCTGATAATGTATTAGATATTTGATAAACTCCAATTTTTTTTGTTTATCTTCCATTTTATATATACTAAAGAAAATATTTATATAGTTTTCAGTGAAAATTATATAAATTGATAAATGTTTTGATTTTCTAATTTTTCCTTTTCTTGATTTAATTTTTCTTTTTTTTTTAGATATGCTGTTCTTGCCCATTTCTTTTTTTGTTCTTCTGTTGGTTGATATGTTTCTTTATATTCTTTTGTTTTTAGTTTAATTTCTTCTTTATTTTTTTCATAATATATTTTTTTATATGAAGGAGCGGTATATTTTTTTAAATGTTCTTTTATTTCTTCTAATTCTTTTGTCAAATTTTCATTTTGTTCTCTCAATATTTGATTCTCTTTTAATAACTTATCGTAATCCATTATATATAAATTATATTTAAACTTTAAATTTGTTTTATTTATTTTTAACTTCAATTTTTCCAACATTGTCAATCAAACAAGTTAGAGAGAATATTAACTACTATCAAGTCGAAGACTTTGAGATTCATAATTATTGTTCTCACAAGATAATTAAGGTGGCGATGATAGCATAGTACTTTGATATTTTTTTTAGGAAATTATTTCATCCATTATTTTTATATAAAAATAAAATTTAGAAAGATTGATATGCGTAAGTAATTTAAAAACAAAGTGTATATAATAATTATTAAAATGAGTAGTAGTTCAAGATCTATAACCGCCGCTAGAGCAAGACGCGCTGGCGAACAAGCCCCTCCTATCAGTGGAACAAGACCTGGTACATCAATTGGCTCTCACGCTGCATTTGTTCCTCAAATGCAACAACAATATCAACAACAACCTCCTCCTAATGTTAGAGTCCCTAGAGGACAACAACCAATGCCTCCACAAATGCAACAACAGATGCAACAGCAAATGCAACAACAAATGCAACAACAGATGCAACAACCAGCCGCTAATGGATTGCCTTTTTCTAAACTGAGCATTTCTGACGCAATAGGTTTAATTACATTGCGTTTAGGACGCGTAGAACAATTTATTATTGACGTTGAAAATGGTGAAACTAGCTTAAACCATTCATCACACGATTTGTCTTCTTCATCTATTCCTGAAAATTCTAAAGTAATTGATGCTAGCGTATTAACAAATATTGTTACTAGACTTGATTCCCTTGAAAAGAGAGAAACAAGCTCAATTAATAACGAGCAAGTAACAAAAATAAACGAGGAAATTGTTAGCATTTCTTTGCAGGTAAAAAAATTAAACGAAGATATTGTTAACAGCAATATATTAGCAAGCCAAAATAGTGAAAAAGTTTTTAAATTGGATAGAGACCTTATTGAAACTAAAGATTTATTAAGAAGTTTAGTAATGAAACTTGACTTACATATTCAAGAAACTAATGAAAAATTCGGCGACTATGAATATGCTATAGCTGAAATTGAAAAAAATTTTCAAATCCCACTAAATGAACCCGTTTTAAATATTGAAAATATGGAGTTTTTGATTGAAGAACAACCTGAACAGGAACTAGATAATTCCGCTATTTTATCAGTTGATTTAAAAAATATTATTAAACAAGAGTTAGCTAATGTTTAATTAATTAAAATATATTAAATACAACTACTTTCATATAACTATGAAGGTAACTATTATTAATAAACATAAAAAGGATTTATTTGTAGCTTTATTTCAAATGCTTAAAAATTGTTCAACGCTTATAAATGTTAACTTTAAGAAGGATATGTTACATATACAAGGAATGGATAAATCTCACATTTGTCTTTTTAACGTTATAATTCAAAAAGTTTGGTTTGATGAATATGATGTTAAAGAAGATAATAATGTTTGTATAGACTCACACATTTTTCATATGATAATAAGCAACAAAAATGATGGATTAAATATAGTTATACGCTCTGAATCTGAAGACAACTTGAACGTTGACCTATTTTCGGTGGAACACTCAAAGGGTGAATTTAATAAGTATTTTAAAATACCTTTAGCAGATTTTGATTATGAAGAAATGGAAGTTCCTAATGTTGACTACGACGCCGAATTTTCAATATCATCTAAGAAAATTTGTGATATTGTTTCACAAATGATTATGTTTGGTACGGATATTAATATTAAGTGCAGCGAAGAAAAAATTGACTTGATTACTAATGGAGTAACTGGAGAAATGCTTGTTAATATTCCAATTGAAGATTTAACTGAATATTCTATTATTGAAGAAGAGGTTATTAACCTTAATTACAGTTTAAGCTATATTAATAAGATGTGTTTAACAAATAAACTATCAAGCGAAATTCAACTTTCTATAAGCGCTGAATATCCTATGAAAATTAGATATGATTTAGGTGATGACAGTTCTATAGTATTTTACATTGCTCCTAAATTAGCTGATTAGCTTCGTTCCAGTTAGCAAAAATTATTATTATTTTTATTTAAGATTACAATGAAAATAATAATTGGCGTTTTTATATTTTGTTTGGTGTTATTTATTTATTTACATATTCAGTTTCATTTAAAAACTGGTGATGACCTTGAAATGTATGAAGTAGACCAACCATCTAAGGATAAGTTAGAAGAAATTTGTGATTTAAGACAACCAGTTTTGTTCGACTTTGATTCGCATAAAATAACAGAAGCTACAAATAAAACGTATATAACCAATAATTATGACGCTTTTGAAATTAAAATCAGAAATTCAAATGAAACTGAAACCGATATTGAGTTATATATGCCGTTACCTTTGCATTCTGCAAATAAATTATTTGATGAGGATAAAACGTGTTCTTACTTTTCTGAAAATAATACTGATTTTTTAGAAGAAACTGGTATCATTAAAAATTTCAGATATAATGATGAATTCCTAAGACCATATATGGTTTCAAATTGTAATTATGACATTATGACAGGTAGTGCACAAACATGCACCCCATTTAGATATGAAATTAATTACAGAAATTACTTTTTATTGACACAGGGCGGCGCTCAAATTAAAATGGCACCGCCTCATAGTACTAAATACCTCTATCCAAACTATGATTATGAAAATTTTGAATTTAGGTCTCCTATTAACCCTTGGTCGCCTCAACCAAAATATACAGCTGACTTTGATAAAATTAAATGTCTTGAATTTACTTTAACTCAAGGCAAAACATTATTTATTCCAGCTTATTGGTGGTACAGCATTAAATTTAATACAGCAAATACAACTATTTCTTGTTTTCATTATAGAACTTATATGAATAATCTTGCTATTACACCATATATAGCTTTACACGCTTTGCAAATTCAAAATATTAAAAGAAATGTTGCTAAAAAAGTAAGTATTAATGAGTTAAATAATCAAACATATATAATTAACAACAATTTAGATAATGCATATACTGAAAAGAATGAAACAAATAATACAGAAACGCTAGACACAAATATTAATAATTTACCTGAACCACACCCTACAACATTAAATGAAACAATTGGAACCAATATTAATGATATAAATTAATTTTTTACTTGTTTAATTTATAAAGTCTTTTACACCCTATCCATCTTTGTAATGTACAATTTTTACAATCAAAAATCTTACAAGTTTTTCTAATATTTAACTGCCGAAATTTTACTCATAAATTGTCCTATTTTAAATATTTAAGGGTGTAAACCTTTTTACATTTCAAACACCAATTATTTATAAAAAAAATGATTTAAATAATTTAAATCATATAAAGTATATAAAGTATATAAACTACAAAAATGATACACACTCTTGAAACATATTTAAATTCTTTACCTGAAGATATATTAACTCTTGATATTAGTTATAAGGATATTAAATCTTTACCAGATTTAACCAGATTTAAAAATCTAAAAAAATTAAAATGTAATAATAATAAATTAACTCATTTGCCTATTTTACCACAAAATTTAAAAACATTATATTGTTATAATAATCAGTTAGCTTATTTGCCTATTTTACCACAAAATTTAAAATCATTATATTGTTCTAGTAATAAATTAACTTATTTGCCAACTTTACCACAAAGTCTAGAATCATTCTCTTGTTCTAGTAATAAATTAACTTTGTTGCCAACTTTACCGCAAAGTCTAGAATCATTATATTGTTCTAGTAATGAATTAACTTTGTTGCCAACTTTACCGCAAAGTTTAGAAATATTATATTGTTCTAGTAATAATGAATTAACTTTGTTGCCTACATTACCGCAAAATTTAAAAACATTATATTGTTATAATAATCAGTTAACTTATTTACCTACGTTACCGCAAAATCTAAAAACATTATATTGTTATAATAATCATTTAACTTCTTTGCCATTTTTACCGGAAAATCTAAAAGTGTTATCTTGTTATAATAATCTGTTAACTTATTTGCCTATGTTACCGCAAAATTTAAAAAGATTACATTGTTCTAATAATCAGTTAACTTCTTTGCCATCTTTACCGCAAAAATTAGAAAGATTATATTGTTATAATAATAACTTAACTTCTTTACCTATGTTACCGCAAAATCTAGAAGATTTTTCTTGTTTTTGTAATCCTATTTACGAAATAGTAAATAAACTTAGTTTGTTTCAAATAAACCGACATATTCGAATATTAAATAATTTTCGTCATTTATATTATTGTTTAAAATTCAAAAAACAATTAAGAAAATGGTTATGGGAAAAAGTAAGGGAACCAAAAGCAAAGAAACATTTTAGTCCGGTTTATTTAATTGAAAATTTAGGTGATGATGATGATTTGGATACAGTTTTAAATAAATGGTAATAATAAATTAACGGCGTTCCACTTCTTAGTAAATTTCATAACTTGTAAAAAAGTTATTATAATGTAGCATTAATAAGTTGAATAATCAAACATATAATATTGATAATAATTTAGATAACTTAGATAATACAAACAATGAGTTTGCTAATATAGAAACTTCTGGAACAGATATTAATTATTTACCCGTACAAGAACCTACGTCATTGAATGAAACAATTGGAACAAATATTGATGATATTAATTATTTTTTTACTTGTTTAATATATGAAGTCGTTTAAAAACTTTTTTTCTCTCTTTAAGTCTTCAAAAACAAAACGCAGAAGAACAAAAAACAGAAAAACAAAAAACAGAAAAACACGAAATAAAAAACGTGTTTCTAAGCGTAGTTACTTTATGAAAGGGGGATGAGGTGAACCTATGACTCCTATGACTCCTGGAGTAATGAAAGGGGGCTGAGGAGGACCCGTCGTTCCTGTGTCTTCTATTTAAAAGTATTACAATTCATTTAAATAATTTTTAGAATGACAAAAACTACTTACGATATGTAGGAAGTTTTTTGAATTAAAATTTATTTTTTTTATGATTTATGACTTTAACATTTTAAATATATATTTATTTTATATGTTTAAAACTAAAAAAATAAAATAAAAAATCTAGAACTTTTAGAAAAAGAAGACTATCTGAAAGCGTAGATGTAATTATTTTTTAAAAAATAAGGAAAAAACTAGAACAATTAGAGGTTCTACTCCTGATAGAGAGAGAAAGCGAATAATAAATTTAATAGGTCAGGTTACGCAAGATATTTATGAGTTTCCAAAAATAACTAGAATTAAAATTTTAGAGAGCAAAGATGATACAATTTTATCTCCATCTGGACATATTATAAATGGGGGGGGGGATTTTTTGTTAAAAAACCGGAAAGACGATAAATTTGTAGAATTTACAAAATAGAAAACGCAAATAAAAATAAATCAAAAACAGTATTGTAAAACCAATTAATACAAATTTATATTAAATTTTATATTAAATTTTATATTAAATTTTAAATTTATCAAATTTAGAGTTTATTTCGCTTGAATAAGTAGTGATAGACGTGATGTCTTCTCTACAAAAAGCACATCTTGGATTATTTACTTTTGTAGCTTTTATAGTGCCTATTAAACAATCACCACAAAACTCATGATTGCAACCTAATTTTACAAATTTTTTCTTTTCCAAAATTTCTAAACATATAGAACAGTCGCATTTTTCGTCTTGTTCTTTTTTTTCCAATTCTTTAACTGTTGTTGTAAAATTGTATTTCATAATTTCAGAATTACTATTTAATATTAATTCTAAAATATTATCATCTCTGAAACCAGATAACATTAATAATCCCGTTAGCGCTAATATGTTATTATTAGTAGGAGCATTCATTTCATCTTCAGTTGTAAATGGAATAAAGTCATCTGTTTCTTCTTCGTTGTATTGATTAAATATATAATTTTTTATTGAATCTATGCATTGATGAAGACTGCTTCTCAATGTACAGTTGCATTTACGGATAGCAAATGATTTTACAAGCAACGGAGACTCCACATATTTTTGCAACAACCATGTTTTAAACCTATAAATTGGTTCTTCTAGACTTTTAATTCTACAATCTAATTCAAAAATGGTAATGCGTACATCATTGCAAAAGGTTACATTGTGTCCAGGTTGTCTACAAAACGAACAACATCTTCTTCTTAAATTATTTATTATATTTGTTGGAATAGAAACCATTGCATTTCTGTTTTCAGGATTAATATTAACGATGTTCATTTTAAAATAAGCTTATTATTTATTGTATACTTTTATAATACATACAATAAATAGTATTTCAATTTTTTTTGTTAATCAAATCTTCTAATTATGAAATAACATTAACTAACATAATTAACTAACATAATTAACTAACATAATTAACTAACATAACCTTTATTATATTAATAAATAAGAGTTAAAGATATTAGCATAACTACATATATCTAGAGGCTTAATGAAACAATACAAGCTGTATGTAAATGATAGGAGTTATTCCTCGTGGCAAATATTTGAAATGTTAAATTTTAACAAAGTTGAATTAATTATCAACCCTGTTGAGTCTAAATTATTTTCTAATGATGTATTTGAAATTGATGGTAATAAATCTGTTAACCTAATACATTCAACCACTAGGTCTGGACCGCCTATGCCAGGCGTTCTTGTTTTAGAAGGAAATAAAACGTATGGACGACAACATAAGCTTATAGAAGGACAACCCTTTACAAAAAAACGTAACGAAAATACCGGCGGAAAATTATTATATAAATGCATTCCTGATGATACTAGACTTCCTTCATTTTTAATACCTTATGAAATTAAACATATAGGGTTTTCTAAAGTTATAAAGAATTTATATGTTACGTTTACATTCGGCGAATGGAATGATAAACATCCACGTGGTAAACACGATAATGTTATTGGACCTGTTGATGTACTTGATAATTTTTATGAGTATCAATTATATTGCAAAAGTTTAAACGCATCAATACAAAAATTTCAAAAAGATACATCGAAAGCTATTGAAAGTAGGTCACACGAAGGGATTATTGAAGTCATTAAATTAAAGTATCCTCTTATTGAAGACAGAACTGACCAAAAAACTTGGCATATTATTACAATTGACCCTCCAAATAGTCAGGATTTTGACGATGGGTTTAGTATCATTAAAAAGGATGATGGTATACAGCAGTTAAGTATATACATATCCAATGTTACTATTTGGATGGATGTTCTTAATTTATGGGAATCATTTTCACGTCGTATTTCTACAATTTATTTACCGGACAAAAAGCGACCTATGTTGCCAACTATTTTGTCAGATTGCCTTTGTAGTTTGCAAGAAAATGCTACTAGAATTGCTTTCGTTATAGATATTTTTATTAAAAATAATGAAATCATAAATATTAACTATTGTAATAGTTTTATTAAAGTATTCAAAAATTATTGTTACGAAGAACCCAAGTTACTGCGCGATTCCAAGTATCAAGAAATATTAGAAGCCGGGAGAAATTTATCTAAAAAATTTAAATACATTAATAACGTAAGAAACAGTCACGAAATTGTTTGTTACCTAATGATTCTAATGAATTATCATTGCGCAAAAGAGCTTATAAAACATAAAACTGGAATTTTTCGTTCTACAATTATGAAGAGAGAAATTGTGGTACCCGAATCTATTCCAGAAGATGCCGCAAAATTTATTAAAATATGGAATAGCGCATCTGGACAATATATTAACGGTTCAGAAATTGTAGATACTAGACACGAAATGCTTGATATGGATGCTTATATTCATATTACTAGTCCTATTAGACGCTTAGTAGATTTACTAAATATTATTAAGTTTCAACAAACCACTGGTCTAATTCAGCTTTCCACTAATATTGACCAATTTTATAATAAATGGTTAGGTGATATTGATTACATTAACGTAACAATGCGTTCAATTAGAAAAGTTCAATGTGACTGCACTTTACTTGATTTATGTCATAATAATCCTGAAGTTATGGAAAAAGAATATGATGGATATTTATTTGATAAAATTAACAGAAATGACGGTCTTTATCAATTTGTTGTATTTCTTCCTGAATTAAAATTATCTTCAAGGATTACAATGAGAGAGAATTTTGAAAATTTTGAGTGCAAGAAGTTTAAGCTATTTTTATTTAATTATGAAGACAAATTTAAAAGAAAAATACGGTTACATTTACTTTAATTTTTAGAAATTTTATTATTTATTTTTTTATTTATATCTTTTTTTGTTTTATCTAATATATATTGACCACAAGGTCCGCAATGGTCTTCATTTGATAAATCTATTTTGGCATTCAGTTTTTTATCACAATATTCAATATTCCATCTACCTAATATTTTTTTATCTTTCTTTATTAAATTTTGTATTATATTTTTAATAAAGTTCATAATAAATATATATCTAACATTATCTTTAAATATTTTATATAATATACATTAGGCATTAAAAATGTGCAAATGTGTAATACTTAATTTTATATTAACGTTATGTTAACTTTATAGTAATTTTATATTAATTTTATTATTTTATATTAATTTTATAATTAATATTAACTTATTATATAATGTCAAATACTGGGTTAGAAATTAAACTACCTACGCCATATAAGTACGAAGCTAAAATTTTAAAAAAATTTGAAGAATTAAATGAAAAAGGAAAAGAAATATTTGATAGTTTGTGGGGATATCCAGAGATGGAAGCTATTTTTTACTTATATTTGTTCAAAAAATATAAAAGTAATTGTTTTTTATATAGTGACACAGATAATGATGATTTCAGATTCTTTGGGCTTACAATTAACATCATGTCTAAACAATCTAAATCAACAACTAGGTTATATAACACGCATATTAATTTAATAGCAAATTCGTTTACAGAATGTGTTCTTAGAAATGTAAAAACAATTATTGTTCCTATTGTAATATATGATAATAAAGAAACTACTCACGCTAATGTACTAATTTATCGCAAAAAATTTAACCAAATAGAACATTTTGAACCACACGGTAGTTATTATATGGCAGATAAAAAACTCGCAAATAAAATAAAAGTTAATATTACTAAATTCATTTCTGAAGTAAACTCTATTTTGAAAGAAAATGAAAAAAGTGAAATTAACTATATACCAAGTGACCAAGTTTGCCCTACTGAAGAAGGGCTTCAATCTTTAGAAGGATTTAGTACGCTTCCAAGTAACGAATATGATGAGGCTGGATATTGTCTTCCATGGAATATGTTTTTTACTGAGTTGGCTCTTGCAAATCCTAATCTTGAAAGTAGCAAATTATTTGATATTATTACAAACTATTTTAAAGATAAAACTAATATAGAAGATTATTTAAGAAAGGTTATTCATGGATACACTTTTTTTATTGACGAAAAGGTTACAAAATACTTATCCATTATATTAGATGAAACTATTACAGTGAAAACAATTCATAAAATGAATCTTGATTTTGTTAAAAATGTTGATAAGATAACACAAGTTAGATATTTAATACGTGAGCTTATCAAATTAGAAATTGATATGTTAAGAAATCCGGATTTTAATCTTGAAAGAGAATTTAAAAGCGTAAAAGGTATGCTTAGAAAAAAAGAAAATAAAAATGACTATTTTTTATTATTAAAAAAAAAAGTATTGGAAAATTATAATAAATTTAATAAATTTACTCCTGTAACAACTAAAGCGACAACTGAGATAGAATTATCTAGTAAAAATCCTGAAACTGAAGCTATTCCTGAAAAAAAATGCCCCGAAGGAAAGGTGTTAAATCCAAAAACTAAAAGATGTAATAAAATAAAAATTAATTCAAAAACTAAAAAAAATAAATCATCTATAACATTTCAAACTATTTAGAGCAAATGCCGATTATTTATTGAATAATTAAATCTTAATCTTTCATATAAATAAAATAAGGTGTCAAGTAAATGCTCATAATTAAAAACACAATATTAGTATCATAACTTGATTGGTTCAATAAAGCACTTATTATAACAGCCATAATTACTAGAAAACTATCTCCTAATAAAGCACTAGCGCCTACTTCTTTTGAATAACCTTTGAAAAAATCTAACATATCATTTGAACCTTTAGGAATAGTGGTAAAGAAAATATAAAATAAAAAGTCAAAAATAATTTGAATGAATACACATATACCAGCAAATGCTGTGAGACCAATTTTTACACCACTTTTATAAACTAGATATCTTCCTAATAACATATATAAAACACCAATTAATATATCTGCAATCATAGCAGACAATCTATATTTTTTATACCATTCTTCTAAAGATTTTATTTTGATATAAATTTTCGCAAAAGTAACAAAAATAATAAATAAATCAGCATAAATATTAGCTGTTATTATAGGTATGTATTCAAATTTATTATTATAATTGATTGTAGGTTTCAAATTTGTACTTTTTTCAATCAAAAAAGTAAGTAAAAAAAATAATCCAACAATTAATAATGCATTCATTTATATTTAGTTAATGTTTTAAATTTTATTTGAATAATTAATAATATTTAAATTAATACTTTAAGCAGTAAGAGCATCTTGTCTTACATTTTGTAAACTAATATTTATTGTTTGGTTTGGTGTATATGGTTCAAATAATATGTTTATATTACAAATAACAAACATCTCGTCTGAATAAGTAAATCTAATATATTCTAAAACATGTTGTAAATTAAATCCAAAAGTTGTTGGACGTCCTCTAAAACAATTTCGATAAAAATTAGCATTTATTCTTTCTATTTCGGTTGTGTCTAAATCATCTCCAAAAGCTTGTAGTGTCCAAATGCCAATAGACGTATATATTACACTTAATTTTATTTTTTCACCGTCGCGTGTTTTTTTTACCATAATAATGTCCTCTGTTGAAGGGTAGAATTTTGACGTGTATGGATGAGTATGCCATACAATCCCGTAAAATTGCTTTTCATATATATCACAAAATGGTCTTCCTTTTTTATCTAAAGCTCCTGCATTATCTTGATGACGTCTTAAAATACAAGTAGTTCCTGTTTTAATTTCGCTAATATTGTCTGTAACATATTTACCGCAATATTCTAAACTATCTGCTAGTTTAGATTTTGCGAACTCAATTTCACTATTAGGTATTTCAATATTTACTATAGGCACTGTTATTGATGGAACTAAATGATTAATTTTACCACCTTTTTTATATTTTTTTTGTTTTTATTTTTGCATTTTTTTCCGCGTATCTTTTTTTTTAAAGTTTTCATATATATTTAAACTATATGTAAATTATTTAAAAATTAATTAATAAATTGTTAAAACTCCTCTGCATAAACTCTTTTTCTACCACACTCTTGAAAATGGTAACCTGTATTATAACGAATTAATAATACAACAAGTGCTGCAACTCTAAAAACGATTTTAACGCATGTTATTTTAATTATAATTATATCTTTTATACGAAGATATAACTATATAAATTTTAAAATTTAATCAATAAGGTCAATTGACTTATCTATAGTTACTTCTTTTGCTATTTTTCTAATTATTTTATCTTCCTTTTCCAAATCATTGTCACCTGAACCACCCATTGCTTCTATAATAAGCTTATTATATTGGTCTGAAAATGCAGAGTCACTTTTTCCACAATCTGGATGTTTTTCTTTAAACTGTGGAATCAATCTTGAATTTTTATTCGCTATTTTTTTGATTACTTTTCTAAGCTTATTTTTTTCTTCATTTTCTTTCTCCCATTTATCCTCATCTTTAATATACATTACTTCTCTCTTTGAGTCACTGCAATGAACTGGACGCTTATGAACATCTAACGCTTTTAGATTCTTAACAATAATGTTGGAAATACCTTCTATGTACCCTAATTTCCCAACTGCTTCTAAATCCGCTAACTGAAGTTTGAGAGAATCTACAAAATCCATTATATTCATCGCATCTTTACATTGCTCGTTTAAAAATACATTTAAATTAAATGTTTTGTTATGAGAATTAATGCTACTATTTGAAATATTTGTTGAATTTGTGTTTTTGCATATGTCTACAATTTTATTGGTAAGCTCTTGATTTTGTTTTACAACATCCATTACCATATTCGTAAGCATTTTAATATCACTATCTTGTGTGTTAGGCGTTGATATTGCAATTAACTTTTTCTCGCCACATTTTTTCTTATGTTTCCACAATCCTTGACGATGTTTGTATTCATTTCCACAATCACATATAAATTTACCTGTGTGCGAGAAAGCGTCATCCTTTTGTAACTCCGCTGTCTCCTTCAAGTGTTTCAGTGTCAATTTATGTTTGTTGAAGTCATTCAGTCTGCCGCATATATAGTCACATTTTTTACAATAATATTTTGGAAGAGTTTTATGCGAGAAAATGTCATCCATTTGTCTTCTAAATAGAGGACAGAAAAAATATCTAATTAGTTTTCGAATAGTATATTTTATAATTTTACAGTAACAAACCTAAAAATATTTTTTTTGTGACCAGACGGTAAAAAACAATTATGCAGTGGCGGCTTCCTTTTTTCCGGGAAAGTCTTTCCATATTTCAAAAATGGACATAATAAATGTCCAATTTCATTTTTGGCTACGGACTTTCGGAAAAAAATTTGCCATCTTTTACTTTACATAAAAAACCTTTTTTGACTCTTTTTTTCAAGAATTCTTTACATTATGTAGTGAAACGCCTCATTAATCCTTTAAGTTAATTTAAAATATATATTATTTAAATAATATAAAACAATATATTTATATTATATAACGAAATATGGTGAAAGTTTGCTCATTTAATTATCCAAAATCAGACGAAAAACCGTATCAAGAATATTTTAATTCTTATTCTTATCCTCTTCACGATTTTCAAAAATGGTCAATAAAAGGAATTGTAGATGGACAGCACGTCTTGGTATGTGCTCCTACAGGGTCTGGCAAGACTTTACCTGGTGAATTCGCATTAAATTATTTTCATTCAAAGGGTAAGAAAACAATTTATACAAGCCCTATTAAAGCACTTTCTAATGAAAAATTTTATAACTTTACTAAAAAGTATCCTCATATTAGCGTTGGTTTAATTACCGGTGACATTAAAACAAATCCAGACGCAGATGTGCTAATTATGACTACTGAAATTTTGCTCAATAAGCTTTATCAAATTAAGAGCAACTCGCCTGTTCCAAGTTCTTCTATGTCGTTCGAAATGAATATTGAAAATGAATTAGGATGTGTTGTATTTGATGAAATACATATGATTAATGATGAGTCAAGAGGTCACGTTTGGGAACAGTCAATTATGATGCTTCCACCTTATGTTCAAATAATAGGTCTATCTGCAACACTTGACAATCCCGAAAGGTTTGCTTGCTGGTTAGAGACAAAAGGAGATAACATAAATAAAAATGAAAAAGAAGTATTTTTAACAAGAAAACTAATAAGAGCAGTCCCCTTAATTCATTATAGTTTTATTACTGTAACAAATGGGATAAATAAGACGATAAAAGACAAAGCTGTTCAAGAACAAATCAGAAATGCAACTAATAAACCATTTGTAATCCAAGATGATAAAGGTGTTTTTAATAATATGCACTATAAAAGTGTGAGCCAAATGCTAGACCTCTTTGAAAAAAATAATATTCGCGTTAAACGTCAAAACGTTCTAAATAAGGTAGCAGAATATTTAGTTGAAAAGGAAATGTTGCCTGCGTTATGCTATGTGTTTTCTCGCAAACAATTGGAAAAATGTGCCGAAGAAATGACTACAAATTTGTTGGAGTTTGATAGCAAAGTCCCTTATACAGTTGACCGCGAATGTGAACAAATTATACGAAAGCTGCCGAATTATGAAGAATACTTACACCTTCCAGAGTATGTTAATATTGTTAAGCTTCTTAGAAAAGGTGTCGGCATTCATCACGCAGGTTTGATGCCCATTTTAAGAGAAATGACAGAGCTTTTATTCGCAAGAGGGTTTATAAAAATTCTTTTCTGTACTGAAACAATGAGTGTCGGGATTAATTTGCCCGTTAAAACAACCATTTTCACAGATATTAAAAAATTTAATGGCGAAATTTTAAGACCATTATACTCACACGAATATACACAGGCTGCTGGTAGAGCGGGACGTCTTGGGTTGGACACAGTTGGACACGTAATTCATCTCAATAATTTGTTCCGCAATGTAGATTCTGTAAATTACAAGTTGATGATGAATGGAAAACCACAAACACTTACATCTAAGTTTAAGATTTCATATAATTTACTTCTAAATTTGCTTGATATTGGTGATAAAAATTTGGTGCAATTTGCTAAAAAAAGTATGGTTACTGGTGACCTTGACAGCCAAATGAAAGAAATTTATTTTAAAATTACTACTTTGAATACAGAGTTAGATAATTTGAATTTATGTTCTGCAAATTTGAGAACACCAAAAAATGTTTTAGACGATTTTATAAGTTTACAAAAAAATAGAGTAACTGCTGTAAATAAAAAACGCAAAGAAATTGAAAGGCAACTACAACAAATACACGATAATTATAAGTATGTTGACCAAGATAAATTAAGTTATCAAAAAATTGCTACAAAGGAAAATGAAATAAGTGAGAATCAAAAACAATTTGATAATTTAAATAGGTATATACATTCAGGTGTAGAAGTAGTATTAAATCTTTTAAAAGACGAACAATTTGTTGAAGGAAATGAAACATCCTTAAATCTAACATTTAAAGGTAAATTAGCTTCTCTAATAAGAGAAAATCATTGTTTAGTATTCGCAAAATTGTTAGAACATAAAAGCATCGATGAATTATCTAGCAAGCAGTTAGTTGGATTATTTAGTTGCTTTACAAACATTTCCGTCCAAGATGATTTTAAAGAACATTTTCCTTCTTCAGATGATAAAAAAATAAATGAAATCGTTACAACAGTATCAATAATGTATTCTAATTATCAAAAAAAAGAAACCGAACTAGGAATAAATTCAGGAAGCGATTATAATATTCATTTTGACTTATTAAGATATACAATCGAATGGTGTGAAGCACAGAGCGTAGAGGAATGCAAGCTATTATTGCAAAAAATAGGAGAAGAAAAGGAAATATTTTTAGGCGAGTTTGTTAAGGCGCTTCTCAAAATCAATAACATTTCAGCTGAAATGGAAAAGATTGCTGAGCTTACAGGAAATATTGCCTTTTTAAATAAATTAAAAGAAATACCAATTATGACACTTAAATATGTTGTAACAAATCAATCTCTTTATGTATAAAAATTAGTTTATATTTTTATTTTTTAAAATTTTATAAAAATATAATGAAGATTTTAGACGATGTTAAATTAGACTTTTCCGATGTTCTTTTGCTTCCAAAAAGAAGTCAATACTCCTCTAGGTCAGAAGTGTTATTAGAGAGAACATTTAAGTTCAAATATTCGCCTTACACTTGGAGTGGTGTTCCAATTATGATAAGTAATATGGATACAACAGGAACTATTGAAATGGCTCTTGAAATGCAAAAACAAAAAGTTTTAACTTGTTTGCATAAATACTATACAGTTGAAGATTTAAATCTTCAACCATTAGATATTAATTTTTTTGCTGTATCAACAGGAATTAGTGATAAAGATTTGCTCAACTTGGATGAAATAGTAAAAAAGGTTGACCCAAAATTTATTTGCATAGATGTTGCAAATGGTTATATGTCTAAATTTATCGAAAGGTGTAAAGAAATTAGAGAAAAATACCCCGAAAAAATATTAATTGCTGGAAATGTTTGTACTTCTGAGGGCGTTTTAGAGCTTGTAATGAATGGTAAAGTAGATATTGTTAAAGTTGGAATAGGAAGCGGTAGTTGTTGCACAACAAGAAAACAAACAGGAATAGGTATGCCACAATTTAGCGCTATTATTGAATGTGCTGACACAGCACACGGATTAGATGCTCATATTATCAGCGATGGTGGACTTCAAGTTGTAGGTGATTTTTCAAAAGCTTATGGAGCTGGTGCAGATTTTGTAATGAGTGGTTCAATGTTTGCAGGTCATAATGAAAGTGGCGGTGAACTAATTGTAGAAGGTGAAAAAACATATAAAGTGTTTTATGGAATGAGCTCATCTAATGCTATGAATAAATACAGTGGTGGAGTAGCAAAATACAAAAGTAGTGAAGGTAAAGCTGTAAAAATTGAACATAGAGGACCAGTTGAAGAAACAATATTAAATATTCAAGGCGGAATAAGGTCTTGTATGACTTATTTAGGTGCAAAAAAAATAAAAGATATACCAAAATGCGCATCATTTGTAAGGGTTAATCGTCAATTAAATCAAATATACAATGGAAAAGAAATATAATTAAACAATATATGAAGATAGTTATAAAAACTGTTTTATTTCAATTTTTTTGTGTATTATTATTTGGTTTAGTATATTTATCATTTAAAACTCAATTTGTTAGAGACCCTGCTTATACAATTGATAATAAAAGTGAAGCTGAATTAATAGACTGTTTATTTTTAGCTACAACTATTCAATCAGGGGTTGGTTATTCAGATTTATATCCTATTACCAAAACTGCGAAAGCTATTTTAATAATACAACAATTTGTTATGATTTCTACTAATGTATTTTTGTTATATATTTTTACTCTATAACTTTGAATACTTTTAAATTATTATTTAAATATTTATCAAATACAATTAAATAATAATGAATTTAATAAATAATAAATACACATTGATTGAACAAATAGGTTCAGGTGCATTTGGTTCAATATTTAAAGGCGAAAACGTTAGAACAAAAGAAAAAGTTGCTATAAAAATTGAGTCAATTAAAAATGAAACCAAATTGTTAAAAAATGAATCAATCATTTATCAATACTTAGAAAATAGTCAAGGAATACCAACTGTAAAATGGTTTGGAAAAGATTATTATAATTATTATATGGTTATAAACCTTTTGGGTAAATCGTTAGAACAACTTAAACTTGACAAAAATAAATTCTCTTTAAAACTGACTTTGCAAATGGGAATCCAAATAATATTTTTATTAAAAACAATACACGAAAAAGGATTAATTCATAGAGACGTAAAACCTGAAAATTTTTTGCTAGGATTAAATAGCGCAAATAAGCAAATATACATAATAGATTTTGGTTTTTGTAAAAGTTATTTAAATAAATGCCAACATATAAAATTTGGAAAAGTAAATAATTTAATAGGAAGCTATAATTATGCTAGCGTTAACTCTCATAAACGTTTTGAACTTAGTAGAAGAGATGACTTAGAGTCATTAGGTTATATGTTAATATATTTTTATATTGGAGAATTAGACTGGAGAAATTCTATCCAGACTTTAAATAATAATGAAGTGATTTCTTTAAAAGAAGGTGTTCAAGTAAATAGTAAATATCCAATAGTATTATTAAATTATATGAAATACGTAAGAAGTTTAGAATTTGAGGAAACGCCAAATTATTCTATAATAATAGATAGCTTTAAGAGAGAAATAGATTTATTAGTTTAAATTAGTTTAAAAAATTGTTTTTATATAATAAATGTCATACGATAAAATGAATGACTATATTGAATCATTATTTACTATTTTTATTATGGTAAATAAAAAAGCTGAACAAAAAAAGGATAAAAAAATGAAATTTATTGCATTAATGATATACAACTATGTTTTAAAAACATCAAAAAATAATGGTATAGATTTAAAAACACTCAAAGAAAGTGAATCTATTAATTTAATTCCATTTTTTGAGTTTGTATCATATAATAATATTGAATTTTATGACTTTAATAAAATTAAAATGGAGGACGTTGATGTTACGAAGGCAACTGATTTGGAAAGATTTGTTCTTACGCACATATATTATATAACTCAATCTAATTAAATATAATATTTTAAATAAAACAGTATAAAGATTAATTAATACTATTAATTATAAAAAATGACATCATACAAAGAAGTTGTTACACCTTCTGCCTCAGTTTCACGTTTGTTTGGACGTATCAAGTGGTTTAATAATAAGGCAGGCTATGGATTTATTACAGTTACAGACGGAGTACGCTCTGGGACTGATATATTTGTTCATCATAGCGCAATTTCAGTAGAAAATCAACAATACAAGTATTTAGTTCAAGGAGAGTATGTTGAGTTTTCAGAAGTAGAAGCAACTTCTGGACCTCATAAGCATCAAGCTTCAAATGTTCTTGGTGTTAAGGGAGGAAAGCTAATGTGTGAAACTAGACGAGAGTTTAAGATTTCTAGAAGTAATTACAAGACTTCTAAGAATGGAGTCGAATCCAACGAGGATTTTTCTGAGTCAATATCACCAAGACAAAAGAGTGTTCCTAGAACACACGAAGAACCTCAAACTCCTAGAGTGTTAAGACCTCCTAGACAACCACAAGCAGTAAGAGTGCAAAGAGAAGGTCCTCGTGAGGGCGAAAAAAAGGAGTGGACACTTGTTCAAAAAAGTTCTGATAAACCTAAACGTGTCGCAAAAACCACTCACAAGCCTTCTACTGTAGCAAATACTGAAAAGTCTAAGTAAATTCAAACAAATTTAGAGATAGTTAATGATTAAAAATTTTCAAAATATATTTTATATTAATATTTTTTGAAAAACTTTTATATTCAAGTATATATATGAGTAGTTGCAAAAGTTCTTCGGCAAATACTATGTTAAAAACACAAGGTGGAGGTGGAATTAGAAAAAAAAATGGTCATAAAGCTAATTGTAAATGTCCTATATGCGTTAATATGAAGCACGCTAAAGGTGGTGCAGGATATGACGTTGAAGATTATGATAATACTTCATCAATGCAAGAAGGAGGTAAAAAAAGCAATGGTCATAAAGCTAATTGCAAGTGTCCTATTTGTAAAAATATGAAAAAAAGTAGCGTAAAAAATGTTGCTATGAGAGGAGGAAATTCAAAAAATATGACTTTAAAAGGTGGTAAGAAAAGTAATGGTCATAAAGCCAATTGCAAGTGTCCTATTTGTAAAAATATGAAAAAACGTGGAGGTGAAAACAATGAAGATGACCAAGAAAGTTCTTCTTTAGAAGAAGAAAACAATAACGAACAAGATGATAATAGCGATAGTAGCAGCAATAGTAGTAGCGATAGTAGTAGCGATATGAATGATGATGATGACAAACCAAAAACAGCTATGTTAGGAGGAAAAAAATCTAATGGTCATAAAGCAAATTGTAAATGTCCAATTTGTAAAAATATGAAACGTGGAAAAAAAACTCAACGCAAAACTAAAGGCGGCAAAAAGAAGTCGCATAGACGTCGTTAAAAATAAAAATGCATTTATTAATTATTTACATAAATTAATATTTATATAAATCTTTTTAAAGTTTACTTGATAAATGTAGTTATATAATGAACGAAGCTACAAATGAAAATGAGCAACTGGAAAAACAAGTTGTAGATAACTTGTTTGACCAATTTAACGCAGTTATTGATAATCTTTCTATATTTAAAAATCAGGTTAATAATATTCAACAATAAGTAAAACAACTAGAAAAAACAGTAAAAAAACAAATGAAGGAATTAAAAAAGGAAGTAACAAAAAGTAAAAATAAAGGAAAAATGAAACCATCTGGATTTGCTAAGCCAAGTAAGGTTACAAAAGTACTTTGTGAGTTTATTAAAAAAGATGAAGGTACAGAGATTGCAAGAACTGAGGTTACTAGAACTTTGGTTGCTTATATCAAAGAAAATAAATTGGAAAATAAGGAAAATAGTAAAATAATTTGTCCCGATGAAACGTTAAAGACTTTGTTGGCATTAGATGAATCTCAAGAGTTGACGTATTTTAACATACAAAAGTATATGAATAAACATTTTGTTAAATGCACTTCACAGGTTTAAAATAATAAAAAATTTATAATTAACTTAAATTTTAATTATAAAAATTTGAAATACTTTTATAAGATAACTTAAATTCAAACTTCAAAGTAAAACAACATTAAAATGGAAAAACCTAGTCAAAACCTTGATGAAATTGAACAAAAAATTAAAACAGTTGAAGAAATGCTTAAAAAATTGAAAAAAGATTTGAAAAAAATAAAAAAATATAGTTGTTGTCATTCGTCACAAGAATTGTCTTATTCTAATTTGAAAAAGTATATGACGCATAGTAAAAAAATTGTTTAATTTATGGCTTACTATATTTAATAATTGTTAGACTATCATCTTCATCATAAATTTCTTCTTTAAATTCTTTTTGATAGTCGTAATTAAAAAACAAATCGCACGAATAATCTTGTTTCAGCCTAGTTAATAATACTGTTTTACATAAGGGAATATACTTTTCATATACTTGTTTTCCTCCAATAATATATATTTTAAAATCGCAACTTAAAGAGGTACACATATTAATGTATCTCTCTTTGTCTTTAAAAATTTCTTCGTATATTAAATCATTATTTGTAAATAATAAATTATTGCATTCATTAGATGCAAAAATATCGGGAGCACTTGTTAAAACTATGTTAAGTCTATTTTTTAATGGTCTACAGTTATCAGGCAAAGATAAATAAGTATTTTTACCCATTATTACAACATTGTTTTTTGTTGTATTATAAAAAAAATTCATATCCTTTTTTGATTTCCACGGAATATATCCATCTTTAGATATTCCATTATTTGAATCTAATGCTAATATAGCTTCCATAAAATATTAATAAAGTTAATTTTAAATATTAAATTTATAGTTAATTGTATGGAGAGAATAAAAGAAGCTGTAAATAAAATTTTTAAATATGATGCGCAAAATTATATTTTTATTTATACACCTCCCAAAGTTGGTTCTACAACTTTAGTAACGTCTTTAAGAGTTTCATTAGGTAAAAGTTTTAATGTTATACATATTCACGATGACATTATGTTAACTGTTGTAACGAGATTTAATAATATAACAATTAATGATATTATTAATTTTTTAGCAAATCAAGGAAAAAATGTTTTTGTAATTGATGTTTATAGAACGCCTATAGAGAGAAAAATATCTGAGTTTTTTGAAAAAATTTCTCCATATCATTTTAACAATACAGAATATAATATAAGTAAATATAATGTAAAGCGAATAAGTGATAGATTTAATAAACTATTTACTCATTTAGCTGTAGAAGAACACTATTTTGATAAATATAATATAAAAGAACATATTATTCCATTTGATTTTAGTAAAAAATACACTTTTCAAGAAGTAAATAGAGTTAAATATGTTAAATTAAGATTGTGTGACTCGCAAATATGGTGCGATATTCTCTCTAAGATATTAAACACAGATATTGTTTTAATAAATGATTATCAAACTGAAACAAAAGAAATAGGTGAACTATACCAAAGATTTAAAAATGAATATAAGCTTCCTTCAAATTATTTTAATTTGATTAAAGAATGTAAATATTTAAACTTTTATTATTCAGAACAAGAAAGAAATGAATATCTAAATGAATGGCAAAATAAATTATCTGAAGATTTTTCACCTTATACAGACTCAGAGTATGATTTTTATGTTGTACTTTACTTAGAAAATCAGTATATAAATGATATACAAACAGAACATTATATTGACAATGGTTGTTGTTGTAACTTATGTAAAAGTAAAAGAAGAGAAATTTATTTTAAAGCTAAAAAAGGAGAAAAGATAACAGAAAAAATTACACACGTTGAGTTAGTAAATGAAAATGTGCAACAAAAAAATGCAAAATTATTAGAGTTAGTTAAAAAAAAAATTAGTGAAAAAGTTTCTAATTCAAAGTTTAAACCTAAACAATTTGTAATCAAGATTACTAAAAAATAGTAAAATAACTTAAAGAAAAAAGATATTGACCAAGTGGTCTCACTTTTTAAACATTACTTAAATAAAATTACAAATAAGAATACAATATTATATAAAGTTATAAACATAAGTCACTTTCCAGCTGCTGATAAGCTTTTTTATTTAGAAACTTATTTCAATGTCTATCCATTCGTATTCGTCTAAAATGTTCTGCAAAAACTTTGCGTAATTTTTTTTACCAGGTCTTTGAATAGTATATAATTTACAAGAGGCTAATAATATCGCCCAGTTGAGAGTTGTGTATTTCTCAAATACAGCCATTGTTGTTATATTTAAGTAAGGATTGACTTCAACAACCCACCACAAGTCGCTTGAATATACAAAGCGGATTTCTTCACACGAATATTTCAAGCCTTGGATAAAATTGTACGCTGTTTCAGTTTCGTGCCAAGAATGAATGTCTATAAAAGCTTTCCAGTATTTTTCGCCATTGTATTTGCTTCGTGAATGGTATGGAATTAAAGTAACTCTACTTACCGTTGCGATGTCATTCACTTCAAATGCGTTCATAATATATTTGGCACAAATGTCTTTTTTAATTCGTGAAATATAAATACTGTTAATAGGACTCATTATTAATAATTTGAGTTTAAAACTTGATAAATTAGTATAAATAATGACATAAATTTAAAATAAAAAAGTATTTCAATTTTTTTTTGTATAATAAATAACAATTAAATCGTGCAAAGGTGATACCAAATATAAATTTTTAGTGGTTAAGTAAAAGTATAAAAATAAAAAAAAATTGAAATACTTTTATAAAATATACATACTTTAATTTAAATTTATAGAAAAGCCCTCTTGAGCATTAAAACAACTGATACCAA